TTTTATTTAATACGTCCACGATTTGTTTCAGCGCGTTGCAATGCAACGACAAGGTCCTGACCACGCAATTGGAATGAACCGCCAACGTCAACTTGTTGCGCGCCCCTTGGTTGAATCATTGATGTCAAACGGTCAAGCGGTGCAACAACTTCAGGATTTTGACGCGCACCGGTATATTCACCAAACATTCCCATTGTCGGCGTTGACACAATACCACCGTCGGCAAATTTTGGAATCTTTTTGAATGCACCCGAAACGGCGGCGGTTGCCCCGGCAATAAGTGCCGGAAGTACAAACGCGGCAAATGGACCGGACGACGCGGCGGATTGTGCCGCTGACGAAACCGCAAACCCCATTGATTGCGCTAAATTGACCGCAATGAATTGTAATGCGTTTGTAATAAATGACGAAAGAAATGCACCAAATGCGCCGTCAGCAAGTCCAAGGGTTGCGACAATTGATTCACCCATTTGTCCAAATGCGTCTTGAATACCTTGTCCCATTTTTTGCGAAACCGATTGCATTGTTTGCATTTTTGTTACCGTTGCGTCAATACCTTGGTGCAATGCGTCAAAGTCAACCGAATCGTCAATGAATTCAATTGTTTCAGGGTCAACAATTCCGCTATCAACCGCGCCAAAAGTACTTCCAAATGTTGGGTCGGCGTCACCCCCACCGGTTGTTGTTGCAGTCGTTCCGCCCACTGCGCTTGCGGCAATCCCACCGCCTGAAACGATATTTGCAATTCCATTTTGAAGTCGTTGCAATCCATTGTCAATTCCTTGTTGCAACCCTTCTTCAGTCACGTTCGCAATCTTTTGCGGACGCATAGATTTTTCAAATGCTTCAGTAAAGTTGTCAGCACCCGCGGTTCCAATGTCAGCAAACACGTCTTTGACATTTCCCGCCGTTTCCGTAACACCTTCAACAAGGGCGTCACTAATTCCCGCAAGTCCTTCTTTTATCATGCTTGGACTTAATGAAAAAGCACCTTGCACAATTTTTCCAACGTTTGAAAAAAGTCCCGAAATAAAATTTCCGGCAATTTTGAATTGATTGATTAAGCCGTTTACAAGCGCAACACCGGCGTCAAAAATTGTTTTGAATAATGCGACAAACCCCTCAATGATTAAACGAAACGCCAATGATTCATTGTAAAGGTCAATAAAATAGTTTGCAACGTCAACAAGTCCCTTTTTGACCGCACCCCAATTTTGAACAACAATTGTTGCAACCGCCGCAAGCGCGGCAACAACAAGTCCGGCGGGCGTCAATATCGCACCAAGTGCCGTTGCTAATGCACCCGCAACGCTTAAAATTGCCGGAAGTGCCGCGGCAATTGCAGTAAGTCCCAAAACCAAACTTTGTGTTTGTGGACTTAGGTTCATAAAAGATTGAATCAATCCTTGAATGAAACTTGTGAATTTTTGAATGTGTGGCAATACCGCCGACAATAAAGTTCCCCCAACTTCGGTCAATGAATTACGAACGCCGTTCAATGCTTTTTGCAATTGGAATGACGCGGATTGTGATGTTGCTTCAAATGCGGTTGCCGTTGCGCCCTGAACGTTGTTCATTTCCGCAAAGATTTCACGCGTTGAATCAACCCCCGCACCCAACAAATCCATAACCCCGGACAATGCACGAACGTTTCCGAACACCTTTGCGGCGGCTTGGTCATTGCCTTCAAAGTTTGTTTTTAAAATTTCAAGGGTTGCCAAAAGCCCGTCTTCTTTCAAAGATTGACGAAGTCCCGCCGACGACAATCCCATTCCGGAAAGCGCGTCTTCAGCGTCTTTTGTTGGCTTCAATAAGCCATTAAGGATTCCACGCAATTGTGTTGATGCAACCGCGGCGTTCGTACCCGTTCGGGACATTGCCGCAAATGCCGCACCCACTTCGTTGAATGAAACACCCATGTTTGATGCAATTGGCAAAACCGAACCCATTGCGCCGGCAAGTTCAGAGGATTCAAGTTTTCCTTCACGAACCGCGGCAACCAAAACGTCGGTTGCGTCCGACGCCCCCAAAGTGTCCGAACCGTATGCGTTCATTGCGGACGTTGCAAGGTCGGCAACAGTTGCGGTGTCACCAAGTCCAACCGCGGCGGCTTGCAAAGATGCGTCCAAAACGTTCATCGCTTCGGAACCTTCCAAACCGGCGGACGTAATAAAAAACAATGCGTCGGCGGCTTCAGTTGCTGAACGTCCGGTGTCGGTTGCCATTTGTTTGGCGGTGTCCCCCATTTTGGCAACTTCTTCACCCGCAATTCCAACAAGGGATTCAATCTTTGTCATTGACTTGTCAAAGTCAACCGCAAGTTTAACCGATGCGCCCCCAACCAAAGTCAACGGCATTGTCAAATTCCTTGAAATCTTTGAACCAATTGCTTGCGCCTTTGAACCGAAGTTTTTCAAACGTGCGCTTGTTTTATTAAGTGCCGAATTCAGTTGCGACGCGTCGCCCGTCAATACTACTTTCAAGGTGTTTGCCATGGATAAGTTTTCAACAAAAATACAAAATAAAAAAAGGACATTATTGCCCTTTTTCTTTTTTCAGTTTTTCAACCCGTTTCAAAAATTCCATTGCTTGTTTCGGGTCTGACTTAGGTTTGCCACGTTCCAAATAGACGTCTTGTGGCAACGGAAAAAGTTTGTCCGGTGTAATCATTTGCGCCCGTTTGTTGCAATTGGTATTGAACAACATTGTTGAAATGTAACGTGTTCGTTCCCATTCCAAATTTTGTTTGATGTTGTGCGCTTCACCAAGCAATTGATTTTCCGACCATGTATATTGCCAAAACTCATTTGGCGAAATCCCGACTTGACCAATATAGTAGTCAAGTAAATGGTTCCAAGTCAGCCGGGTTCTTACTTTCCCGCCTTAGTCGATTTTGTGACGTTGCGTTTTATGCCGGCGTTCAAATCATTTCCAAGGATTTTTGATTCGGTCATCGCTTCAACAATTTTTTCAAGTTCGGTTGCGTCAAGGTCTTCAAGCCATGCGCCAACGGTAAAAATTGTGAAATCAATTTCGTTTCCTTGTTCCTGTTCATTTGCCAACAAAGCGGAATAAACAAGGGCGCGAATCGCTGAAATTGATACGCCCCCTTGGAAAACATTTCCGATTTGTTCAATAGGCAAATCCATTTCGTCGGTGAAATTTGCCCAAAAATTCATGCTAAAATGTAACGTTCGATTTTTCCCACCAAGTTTGACGGTGAAAAATCCCCTTTTTCTGTTTGCCATTATGTACCCCTTTTTACGTTATTTTATTAATTCGTTGACTTGGTGATTGCACCGGTCAAAGTAAGTGAACCCGAATATGAAACGGGACTTTCCATTTCCGCGCTAATTTCAACACTTGATAAAAACGCGTCGGCGGAATAAACCGCGTCGCCCGTTTCTTCAGTTCCAAATGAAACGTCAAGTTTTGTGCGCGCCAATAAGAAATCCGCAAGGTCAATCGCGTTCTTTGGTGTTGGTGAACCGCTTTCATCATAAACAACTAAACCGTCAAATGAAATTTCCCCGGAAATAACACCGGCAATCACTTCTTGAAAACCGCCTGAATCTTTTGTTGTTGCTTCCGGCAAATCGTTTGAAAGTGAAATTGAACATGAAGTTGTGTGACCAACTTTTGCAAGTGTACCGCCGTTTGTGTCAAGTTTCACAATTAGGTCAGTTCCTGAAAAAACTCCTGATGTTGCCATGGTTTAATGATATTTAATTTTATACAAATATACGTTTTTTTAATTTGTCAAATTTCATTCCAATTGACGTCAATTTGATTCCAAATGTCTTGCGCGGCGTTCCAAACTTCACCGTCGGTTTCGTCAATGATTGAAAACAATCCGGTGATTGAAATTTCAATGTCAAAGGTTGTTGCAACTTCACTGTCCGCAACTTGTTCAACGCTTGTCAAAAACCCTTCGCCTTGGAAAACCAAACCGCCCGCCCCGGTCGATTGTGTGAAAAAGAATTCAGCACGTTGGCGCGTCAATACCATGTCCGCAAGTTCTTCAAAGTTTACCGCGTCGTCATAGTTCACCAAACCCGACGCCGAAACACTACCGGAACGAACGCCCGCAAGGACTTCTTGAAACCCTTCCGATTCCTTTGTTGTGCTTGTTGGCAAATCAACGTTCAAAGATACCGCCGTTTCGGACGTGTGACCGATTGCAACGTCGTCTTTGTACAACAAAAAAGTTGTTCCGTTTATTACACCCATTTTAAAAAATTAAGACAATTCAGAATCTGACAAATACTGATTGTAAGAATTTTTGATTTCGTCATTCCATAAATTTTCAGCGATTTCGCGTACTTCTTCAGGCATTGAATTCAAGTCGTCATTCGGATTGAAAACAAAACGTTTGTATTTTTCCGAAATCACTTCGTCGTTTTCTAAAATCTTTGTCAATTCACGAACTTGAATGAATTTGAATTCTGTTACAATTTCAATTTTATCAATTGTTGTTTGTTTTTCTAAACTCATTTTTTTTTATTTTATGTTGTTAAATATGTCAATTGTAAACGCAACCGATTTGAATTTGTTCCGGTGAGTAAATTTGCCGCTGAATACTGTGATGTCGTATTGCTATTGTAAATTAAAATTTTAGTTGTGTTTTGTTGTGCGCTGAATCTATAAGAAACTAAATTTTGACCAAAACTATAATTCAAACCAATTGTTGCGGAACTATCTTCTTTTGCAACTGTGTATGGAAGTCCATGAATTTCTAAATTTCCGGACGCGTTTGAAACCGCGTCACTTCCCAAACCAATCACACAATGAACAACGTTTCCGATTTTAGTATAAAAACCTTGTTGCACGTCGTAAGTGACCGAAATTGTTCCGCCGGTTCCAACAAACGTTGGGTCAAATTCGCCTTCCTCATAATCATCAAGGGCGTTCAAAGAAGAAGTATCTCCATTGAATGTCAATCCGCCGTTCGCTAAAATTCTCATTCTTTCAGTAGCCGCGCTTGCGCCGTCGCAAGTTCCAAAAGTCATGTCAAAACTTGCGCCATAAATAGAGTCCGCAAGCATTTTTACAAAACCTTTTGTTCCCGCGCCAACCCCTGAAGCGTCCGAACCATAAAAATTCAACCTTCCAAATGATTCACCAACACTCCAAGTCCCGTTTTTTGTGCTTGTAATTTGCAATGTTGGTTCGGAATCTGATAAAACAGTAAAAGCGGCGTTGTCATCAAGTTTTGCTTTTGTTACTCCACCTTGTTGAAGTTCAATCCCGTCACCTAATGAATCATTGATTAAAATTGTTGAATCTGTGTCGGAATTATTAAAAATTTTAAATTGCTTGTTGTCACCTTCGGCGGTAATATGATTTCCCGAACTATCACTTTTAAATTCAATGTATTGTGATGCGATGCCTTCTCTCGCGGCACGCGTTACCCCGTCAATTTCCAATGTCACGTCGGGTGTATCTGTACCAATACCAACACGATTGTTTGTTGAATCAACATGAAGTGTATCGCCGTCAACTTCAAGTGAACTTGCGGTTAATGTACCGGTAACACCAACCCCATTGTTGGCGCGTCCCAAACTCATTGCGCTTGAATTTCCGCCACCGTCGGTCAATAAAGTTTTGCCGGAAGTTGGCAAAGTTGTATTTCCGGTTGTTTTTACCAAACCGGTATAAGTATCTTTTATTTTTGTGTTCGTAAGTGAAGCCATATTTTTATTTTTTTAATGCGAATTCCATTTGTTCGCCGCTTTATTCCATTCTTTTGACATTCGATTCCAAAAACGCAAGCCGGCTTGAATTAAAAACCGAACCGACGCTTTTGCAATACCATTTCCATTTCCCAACATATCAACGCAAATAAGCAATTATTTTCCCGGAATCAACGGTGATGTCCGAAAAATTTCCATAAATAGCCATTCCTGTTAACAGTTCCAAATCCGTTGCGCTTGAATCACCGCCCGAAGTGTTTGAAGTAAAATCAATCGTTGCGTCTTCAAGGGGCGAAATCGCGCAAAAGTGTTCACCGGAAACGCTTGTTTCGGCTTCACTTAATATGCGGAAACCAAAATCACCAAAAGAAACTTGTTGAAAAATATGTGTGTACTTCAGTTCATTTGCCATGATTCCGTATTTTTTACAAATTTACGAAATTTGAATTTGAACTTTTTTTATTTGTGACGGTTGTTTCCCATGACTTTTTCAATGCCACGACTTCCAAAATATGCGCCAACAATAAGTGACAAAACCCCTTGGATTGATTGCAAAGGATATTCCAAAAACCAACCCGTTACATACGCAACCGAAAAAAATACAAGTGTCAAAGGGCGCACGTTTTTTGTCAGCCATGTTCCCGTTGCCGACATGTCGGATTGCCAACGCTTTGTGACTTCTTGCATTTCAACCAAATCCATTTCCAACATTTTCAATGCCGTTTCTTTGTCCGGTTGTGGAATTGTTTCGTCTTTTTCAATTAAACGTTTGACAACCCCCAAAACGCCCGAATCCGGCAACACGTCGTCAAGTCCCGAACCAATGGTTGAACCGATTTGATTCAAAAATTTTCCAACTTTCGTTTCCTTGAATGACTTTTTTTTAGACATTGTGCGCGTCGTTTTGGTTTGTGATGTGTTTGTATTCTTCAACGGCGTCAAAACTTGGACACGCCTTTGTCGAAAAATTGTTGTGTCCATAGATTCCCGCATGCGGAAACAATCCTTTAAGTTGCCAAAGTAGTTCTTCAAGTGCCAAACATTGTTCAGGCGTTCGGGTGTCAACCCAATTTTTCATTTCCTTGTCCATTCCGCCAACGTAACAAACGCCAATTGAATGACGGTTTTTTCCTTTGCAATGCGCACCCATTTTTTCAATCGGTCGCCCGTCTTCAATGCACCCGTCAAGGCCAATGACAAAATGATAGCCAATGTCAGAAAATCCCCTTTGCAAATGCCAACTTCTTATTTCGTCAACACTTGTTTCACGTCCGGCGGGTGTTGCCGTACAATGAACAATGATTTGGTCAATTCTTCTCATATTTGAAACACGCGGTTTGATAGTTCCATAATTGAACGAAAATAAGTTTTGTCAATCATGTCGTCTTCAACATACGATATTGATTCGATTTCCGAAGTGTATATTTTGAAACCATTTGAACCAAGGTCAACATAACCGCCTGAACGTGTGCGCACGATTTGCGCAATTTTGTCGGTTATTATGTTGCAATCAAGTTCACCCCCGGTGTCAGAATCAAAGCGCGTATTGACTTCGATTCGTGTAATGACTTCGGTGTTGAATGAATCACGATTGTTGTCAATTTCGTTTGTTTCAAGTGAATAAACGCGAATGTAAGGAAACGACGCATTTGAAGGGACGCGCCCATAAACCGGCACGTCAACCGAATCCAATTGAACATTCCCGTCAAGGGCGTCAAGGATTCCTTTGCGGACAAAACGAATTGGGTCTTTCATTTGACAATGTTTTTAATTTTTCGATTCATGTTTGACAACATTTCGTGCAATGCTTGGCGCGCTGAATTATACAAATAAGGACGCGCCGGCAAATTGACTTCTTTGATTCCTTTGCCTTTAAATTGCGCCGCATACGATTGTGGAATGCCAAGTTCGTCAAGTTCGGACAAATCAACATTTCGCCCCGTTCCAAATTCAACATAAGGCGCGTAATTCATACCCGCTTCAACAACCGCTTCATCACCTTTGCGTTGTGATTTGATTGACTTCATCAAGTCGTTGTTGTCTTTTGGGACACGTTCCTTTGCAAGGCGTTGCGTTGAAAGTCCCCAAACACCAACCTCATTTGACAATTCTTGTTTTGAAAGTTTGAACAAACGTTTCATTTTTGATTCAAGTTCCTTCAAATCAATGGGGTCAACATATACGCGGGTGTATTGAAATTTTGCCATTATATTTCCGTCACTTTGATTGTTGTGAAAAAGTCTTCAACCGAATCAATTCGGTCGTTGATTCTCATTTTTTCGCTTGCACCGTCAAATTGCAAAATGTCCGAATCCAAAATTTGGTCGGCGGTCTTCTTCCTGAATTGCAATTCAATTTCGAGTTTACGTTGCCGCAATCCGCCTTCTTGTTCGATTTCCCCGCGTTTCTCGACTTGTTTGCACCAAACCGTCGCAATGGTTGATTCGGTTGATGTAAACCCCCCGAAACCGTCCGCGGTCTTTGTAAGGCGCAAAATCTTAATTCGCGAATTGAAATCACCGCTTTGCATTATACAAACATTTGTTTATATGAAGACAAAATTGACTTCACGTTTGTTGGTATTTCATTCAATATGCGCCCGCCTTCGACAAAGTCAGCACGATTGTCATAATAAGTTGAAACCATTTGAAGTAATGCTTGTTTGATTAAATCGTCCGACAATCCCGCCGTTGTGTAAGTGATAAGAACTTCTTTTGCGTACGGCGTATTGGAACCGGACAAAACTTGATTCACACCACTTGTCAAAATGATTTGTTCTTTGTTCAATCCTTTTTCCTGATATTCAGCGGTCGAACCCTGAACGGTCACGCTTGCAATTGATGCAACCGGCGCAAAAGGAATTTGAATAAACCCTTCAACAATGTCCAAATAATACTTTCGTTCTTTTGCAACTATGTCACGCGAAATGTAGTTTTCACACCAAATTCGCGCTTGGACAATCATGCGGTCAATCAACGTGTCGTCAGCGGTCGTGTCAATACGAACGTAATCTTTGACGTCTGAAGTTGTAATCAATTCCGAACCCGTTGTCGATACGATTTCAATTTGTCGCATTATTCTTCAATTTTGGGTTCCGCTTTTTTTGCCTTTTTTGCTTTGGGTTTGGGTTCTTCTTTGTGTTCTTCACAATAACCTTTTGAAACCCATGAATGCCCGGTGATTGCGCCGACGGTGTAAACTTCACCGGCTTCAAACAAGTTTGAACCATGCTTGATGCGCTTTGTCATTTTTACTTTCATGATTAATGATTTTATTTAACAAAAATACAAAAAAAAACGCCGAACAAATTCGACGCTTTTTCCTAATGAAACAATGAAAAAATCCTACTGATTGAAGAATGGTGCAAAGTTATTAAAAAAATTCGAATACTTTCCGCCGGGTGTAAACCTGAAGGCGCGTTGTTCTTCATTTGGAATAATAAAGAAACCGTCAAAAACATAGATTGCAAAAACGTCAACTAAATCTTTATTGTAAAAATTTCCGCTTTGTAGCATAGTGACATGAACACCTTTTTTTTCTTCAGATTCATTTCGGTCATTTGCGTTTTTGATTTGGACTTTTGAAAGCCGCCCTTGATGTTCAACAATACAATCGTACCTTGACGAATCAAGCAAAGGCATTGAAACATTCAAACCGCATTCCATTGCGGCGGTTGCAAATTTGTATTCAGCGAAACAACCTTTTTGGTTGGTGTTCATTTGTTTTTGTTGGTTGTAACTAAATTACAAAAAAAACCCGCTGAATGTTCAACGGGTTTTCAACATCTAAATAAATATGAATAACAATTATTAAAAATCCGACTTTCGCCGAATGCGATGTTCAAGGTCTTCAATTTTCTTTGAAACCCTTGACAAAAATATCTTGTCATGTATGGTCATGAAATCCGATTTTGATTCCAATTCCTTCAACTGTTCTTTTATTTGCTGAATAAGTGTCATAATACAATCGTGTCAAACCAAGCGGCGAACGCAAGGAATCCAACAATCAACGCGCCAACACCAATTGAGTAAACGCCGACGTAAATGATTTGTTCAAATTTTTTCATTGTTTAGAATGTTTCCCAAAGTTGATTTCCGTTGTTGTCATATTCAAATATGGTGTCACCAAAATCACCATTGTCGCGAAGTTCTCTTGCTTTTTCAAGTGTGAACCAACTACCTAAATTTGTACCTGTAAACTTGATTAAACCTTCTGAATTTAAAACTCTGTAATTGTAATTTTTGTTCATTGTTTCATTTTTTGATATGTCAAAGATAATAAAATAATTCTATTAATTGCAAATATATTTTAAAAAAAACAAATTTTTTTTATTTCTACGAATATAAGACACAAAAAAAAGGGACACAAATGCGCCCCTTTTATGGTCTATTTGCTTACTTATTAAGCAGTTTCAAGCGCGGCTTTGTCAACGCTGAAATCACCGTTTACAAATGCGTTTGGTAAGTAGTTAGTAAGCGCAACGCGTTCCATGACGCGGCACGTTACGAATCCATCGCGGACATTGGTTCCGTCTTCTCTGAAGAATTCAACAGAAACATTGTCACGAACCCAAAGTTGTGTTCCAACGCTAAAGTTTCCGATTAAATACTTGTCGGAAGTGATTGCAGTTGAAAGAACTACGGGAACGCCGTTGATTCGTGGTTCCAAACCTTGATACCATTGGTCTTTCAAATAGTTGTTATTTGAATCTTTCAATAACAATATCTTGTGGAAATCCGTTGGATTAATCATGATATAGTTGGCTTGGTAGTTTGAAAGTGACAATTGGTTCATTGCAACCGTAAGAACGTCAAATTCATTTGCGCTTTCGATAGCGTTGGCAAAGCCACCCGCCGCGAAATCAGCTGAATCGGTAATGATACCACTTAATTGTGGGGCAACACCGGTTCCGCTTAGAATTTGTGTGTCTTCAACTTCCAATAGTTTTTCAGGCGCACGCGCTGAAAGGTAGCTTGTAAGTTGTGGCGTATCGGCAAGCATTTCTTCTGAAATTCTGAAGTACGTTCCAATTTTTTGAACGTTTGCATCGCTTGCGGTCATGTCAAAATCCGATTGAGTAAGGGTCGAACCTTCAGACGTTGCAGCTGCACCGTTTGAATATCCGCTTTCCTTTACAAAACGAACTACGTCAGACGCAGTTGAACCCGTTGGAATAAGTTGACGAACGTGCGTTGAACGCGTTGGGTCAAACTTATATCCCGCAACTCTATCCGCCGGAATAACTTCACCGGTAAAATCCGCACCGGTTGTCATGTCCGCTTTGATTTCGAACTTAGCTGAACGGGCGTTTCCGTTTTTAAGGGCGTCAATCGCACCTTCGGAAATTGCTTTTGTTAGTGTATTCTTGAATGATTTTGGTTCACGACTTTCATTGAATTTTTTGGTCGCTACTTCTTGGGCGTCAATTCTTGAATTCAGTTCGTTGAATTTTTCAGTCAACGCGTTGAATTCGTCTTTGTTAGTTGACGCAACGTTTTCAAATTTGACTTCGATTTCTTTTGCAATCGCGTCAATTTGATTTTTTGTGTTTTCTTCCATGATTAAATTTTTTGGAAAAGGTTCAACATATAATTAAAAGGTTCGTCAGCATCAACCGCGTTTTTCGGCAACGTGGTTTCCTCAACCGGCGTTGTGAATTGTTCAAACAATGATTTCAGCTTCAACAATTCGGCTTCAATGGACAATCCCATTTCGTCCGATATATTGCCTTTGCGTATTAGCTTGGCAAGTTTTTCAAAACGTTCACAATGTTGCTTTGTCAACGTTTCATTTTTTACATCAAGGATTTTCGCTTGGTCATTGGCGGCAATTGTGACCGCGCTTATTTCGTAAAGTTTAACCTCTGATATTTCGCGAATATCCCCTTTTTGTTGTTTTTGTATTGGCATGATTCCAACCGAATTTTCGGTGATGACGCCGGCTTTCATTAGTTCAATCGTGTCCATTCCAAGTTGCGTTTTGGCAACCTCGGCAACGAAAACAAGGCCCTTGTCGTCTTCATATAGTTCAACCATTTTTCCAATTGGTTTGAACATGTCGTGTTGATATAAGTATTTCACACGTTCGCCGTTTTCTTCAATGGTCTTTTTGTAAGCACCTTTGACAATCACGTCGTTGTCGGAATCTTTATTTCCAAAATATGAACCGTAACCCTTGACAATGCCCGCCTTCTCATCGGCGTCAAGCAATTCCCCAACGGGTGCGGTCTTAAATAAAATAGACATATTTTTATTTTTTACAAATTTACAAATTTTTAATTTAGACAATTGACGACGTTCCCGCGCCGGACAAGCCAACACCAACCCCCGTCAATCCTTCACGCGCTTGCGCACCTTCAATCGGAATTGGAATAATACCGCAACGACAATTTATTCGATTTGCCGCCGAACCTGAAGGGTCGCCGGGGCGTCGCATTTTATCACTTGAAATTTCAGTTGGCACGTCAAAAAACCCGTCAAAAGGAATATCCGGGTGTCTTTCCATTTCAACGTGGTCGGCTTTGTCGCCGTTAAAAAAAGAACGAACACGACCGTCACGCGCGGTAATCCAACGCTTATTCAATTGGTCAGGCGGAAACAAAGTTGTTGCGCCTTTTTCAACGCCAAGGTTTGCCGCGTTTGTCGCTTCAGTACGAACCAACCGACGCGCTTGGAAATCGGAATATCGTGTGAACTCTGAACGCAATATCCGGGCGCGTTCACGTTCGCCAAGTGAATTGAATTCGGGGTCTTGCAATCGTCTTTGCAAAATCTTTTTTAGTGTTTCAAGTGCCGTTCCTTGAACCAACTCAATTTGCGTTCCGGCATGTTGTAAAGCGTAAGCGTTGAACGCTTGTTGAAACACGTCTTCAAGTTTTTCCGAATCAAATGATTTTGGAATGTACCGCCGGAAATTGTTTGCATACCATTTCGCAAAGTCCATTCCGATATCGGTGTAAATTGCAATGTATATGTTTTTCCAATCATCGGTTTTGAATAAACCTTCAGTTTGAATGTTATTTGTTTGAATGAACGTGTCAATCGCTTGAAAATAGTTTCGTTTGTAGAAACGTTTTAAACGCGCGACAAGGCGGTTTTCAGCACGTCCAAGTCGCTTTGAAAACGCCGAACGCCAATCGTCAACGAAATTTTTTTTGACAATTTCTTTTTCCCTTAGTGTTGGCATGCTTATTTTTTTATGTTTTTGAATTCAAAGTTCACGCCCGAAATGGAAAGTTTTTCAATCACTTCGGTTTGTAAGTCACGCAACGTTTTTTCAATCTTGTCTTTTTCGTCAATGATTTGCGCAACTTGTTTTTCCAAACTTTCGTTTTTCGCTTTCATTTTGGAAACTTCTTCAGGGTCTTTGCCGACAAAAGTTGCAATCACCAAAGACAATGAACCGACAAGCATTCCGACAATCACTTTGAAAATGTCGTTGTTTGATTGTGGGACTTCATAAAAACTAAGAAACAACAAAAGTCCGATGACAAGGAAAAAAATAATTCCCGCACCAATATAACCGCGAAATTCTTTGTCTTTTTGAATGTTCATTTTATCGTATTTTATCAATGAAATTTTGTATTTCGTTTATATCAATGTCAAGTGAAAATGACAAATCCGCCGCCCATTGTTGAACCGGTCGCGTTCCTTTGTAAACGACAATTGTTGGAACGGTTTGAATTTGTGATTTCATTTGACTGTTTTGATTTTCAAGCCAAGCGAATTGAACTTTGCAACCAATCAATCCGTTCAGGTCGATTGTTTTATTTTGATTCCAACGGGCGTTGATTTGTAGAACTGTTATGTCGTTGCTTTCAATTGGCGCATTAATTGTTTTTGTAGGGACAAACAAAGCCAATAAGACAAGCAACAAAGTTTTCATTTTAGTTCGTTTTTAATTCATACAAACGCGCTTCAATGATTTCAAGTTTTTCAAAGTTTTTTTCAATTAGTTCCCGGTTGTTCATAACCTCGTTGCGAATCATGTTGTCTTTCATGTCGAATTCTTCACGCGATATTGTCGGGGCGGGTTGCAACATTGCCTCATTGATTTGCGCTTTTAAGTTCCAATAAAAACCCGTCGCAATAATAAGTCCGCCCGCCAACGAAATCATTGTTTCGATTGACATGTTGAATTTCGTTTGTTTTGAAAGTTCTTTCATTTTATTCGTTTTCTAATTTGGACAATGTTTCTTTCACCCAATCACGCATTTGCGTTCCGCCCCAAAGATTCCATGAAACGAACCCGTTGTCTTTCCATGGTGTTTCTTTGTATTGTTCAGCGATTTTCTCGTTGCCTTCATGACGTGCAAAAAATGAATTGATTCTTCGCAACATGTCAACATTCAAAGGGTCGCGGTCGGCTATCATGCGCGCCCTTCGCCAACCCGTCATCGTTCCCGCAGTAACTTCGTCACCGTATTTTTCGCGCCATTCAATCATTCGTTTTGCGTTGTTGGTTGCGCTTTGTGGATAGTTGTCAAACGTGTCACCGTTTTTTTCTTCTTCTTCTTTTGAACTCATTGGGTGTCCCTCGGGTAACAAATCGGTGTCGTGTTTTCCTGAACGAAACTTTCCGTTTCTAAGTGCAAACAAATAAGAATTCACGCGTCCCATTGCCCATTGTTCAGGCGACGAAACATTCGGTCGAACTGATTCCGGGTTGGTTCTATATGCGCCAACACCACGTTCATAAACTTCAAACAACGTGTCAACGTCAGTTGATTTGTCAGGGTCGTTGTCAACTTCGTCGTTGTGTTCTTCAACCTTATTTTCAAGCGCGGCTTTCAAACGTTCCGAAATTTCTTTTTCTTCTTCTTCATCGTGATAGTTCTTTTGCGATTCAATCGCGGCTTCATATTCTTCATGCGAATCAAAAGGCATGTAAACTGTTTCGCCGTCAAACGAATGTTCATGGTGTCCCGTTCCGCCAAGTTCAACCGCACGCGCTTCGGCTTCGTCAACCGTTGTGAATACGTCGGTCATTCCCGGGACAAGTGCCTTGAATAGCTTGACCATTTCGTCAATTGGTTTGTCTTCTTTCCGGTCTTCAATTGGTTCGGGGTCGGGCATTTCAACACCAACGTTTTGTGTTGGAATAAGGTTCGCCGGTATATAGTAGTCGTCAAGTGCGGGGGTGTCTTCGTCTTGACCGTAAGACATCGCAATTCGTTTTTCGTTTGGTGTCAACCACCACGCTTGCGTCAATTGTCCAACGACTTTTTCCGTTTCTTCTTGCAATTCAGGAATCGAAGTGAAATCAAAATCAAGGAATAAATTGTCACCAAACTTTGGAACCAACCAACGGTTCAATTCGTCGCGTACTTTGATAAGTTCAGGAATAACGCAATTTTGATACAACGCCTTTTTCGCTTCACGCATATTGTTGTATGTGCTTGATTCGGTGTTGTTCAATAACTGAACGGGTACGTTGTAAACATTGCACAAATCTTTGATTGACGCGTTGTATTGTTCAATAAGTGACACGTCCGCGGCGTTCAATCCGAAGTTCACCCATGATAATTTTTTTGGTGTTATAATAACATCACCGGCGTTTGAAGAACCTTGGAATTGTTGGCGGAATTTGTCTTTCAATTGTTGCGCTTGCATTTCATTAAGGTCGCCTTCTTCACTCATTAAGACACCACGCGCCGTTTGGTTTTGTAAATACTTCACACCCGTTGTGACCGCTTCATTGTTTGTTGTAAGCGAACGAAGTCCGGCACGCAATGGGGATTGACCGTATAAATGTGAACCCGTTCCGTCGTAATAAGGGTTGAAATCCTTAATGTGACAAATGTCGTCGGCGGGCAAATCAAACGTCCCGTTGTATTCAATTCGATATCCTTTGACCGGTTGCATAAAACCGCCCGAAACAATTTCCATGACTTGCGACGGCATGACATAAAGTTCAGAATAACGCCCTTGATTCATTCCCGTTTCCGGTGCAATCCCATAAACGTATCGGTTGCCGGTCAATTTCCCAAACGCAACAAGTTCAGTCAAAAATGAATTGTAAGATTGCGAAGGATTTGGACGTTCCAATAGTTCATGAAGCGGCGTTCCTTCCAATTCATTCAACGCTTGCTTTCTTAGTATTTCGGCTTTGTAAAGTGCGCCGGAATCAATTGTCCCGCTTGTCAATGCCTTGTATCTTTTTAAGTCGTTTTCATTTGTTTTTTCGTACACTTGAAACGGAATGGTTGTTGCCGCTTTTGTAATGATATTGACAAGTGAATATATTGTTGCGTTCTTTCGATATCCTTGTTGAATGTACGAATCATCATTTTCAGGATTCCAAATGATTGATTCACCCAAATACTGATATATTGCCTTATTATATGCCGCGGCGGTTTGTTGCGCGTTTTTTGTGATTAGATTGCTAAGGCGTTGAAGTAATGAAGCCATGAAAGAAAATTTTGTTCAAATTTACGAAATTTTAAATGACAAAGAATTCGTTTCGGTTTTTGAATTTAGAATACAACCCATAGCGCAAGCAATCCATTGCGTGGTTGTCGCGGTCAACCGCTTTGTTGATAATTGTACCGTCTTTTAATTCTTCCCAAACATATTTCATTTGTTCGGATTTGACGTTGGTTGCTTTGTTGGAAATGTAGAAATCAAATTCCTTCATTAATGACAATCCGGCATTGATTGAACCCGCGCCTTTAATTGCACCCTTTGCCAAGATTCCCATTTGACGCAATTCTTCAATTGACTTTGGTTCGGCGGAATCACAATACATCAAAAGGTTTTCAAGTCCCAACGACTTTAAATGATTTGCAATGTCGCGATTTGTCATTCCCGTTTTATACAATACTTCTTTGACAAACACTTTGTCATTCTTCTTTGCAATCAAACAAATCGCCGCGACGTCATTTGTGTAGCCGAAATCGCAACCCATGAACCAATCAAGTTCTTCAGGAAATTCCGATTCGTCAATGTAGTTCCAATCACGAAAGATTTGTCGTTGACTGAACACCGCGCGTTGTCCTTCACCGTAAACACGCCAAAAGTCCGGGTCGCGTTTCTTCAGGCGTTCCAATTCCTTTTTCACTTCCGGCGCAATGAACTTGTTGTCACGATAGGTTGAAATGAACAAGTCGGCGTCATCACGTTCACAAAGGTCGTAAATGAAATGCACCGGGTCGGAAGGGTTGAACGACATTAAGATTTCGCGCTTTGTACGCATTGAAAGTTGTCGAAAGTCTTCAATGTTCAGTTCGTTGCATTCTTCACACCAAAGAACGTCACGCGTTGAACCTCGAATCTTTTGCGCGTCGTCGGCTGAAAAGAATTCAATTGTGTGTCCATTGTAGTTGAACACCAATTCGGTTTTGTTGAATTCACCCATGTAATAAACGCCAAGGGATTTTGCAATGATATTGAAGTCCCTAAGAACTGAACGTTTCAATGCCGGCAATGTTTTCCGGACAATTGAAATGGTTATTGGTTTTGATTCTGTTGTAATTAAGTAAAGACAGTATTGCATCAACGCCCATGATTTCCCGGAACGCGAACCGCCCTGAAAAATTTTGATTCGTTGTTTTGAATTTACCGCTTCATAAAATTGGCGGTTGCAAAATTCCTTTACCCTTCGTTTTCCGTTGCCGGTGACCATTCAATGATTTTTGATTCGATAGTGCCGTCGTGTTGGATTTCTTGGCGTTCAATGTAACCACGTTTTTTTCCTTTTGTTTTAAGATAAAAGATTGTCGCGGTTGTATTGTCGTCTTTGATTTGTTCAAACAATTTGGATTCAACAAAGTCAAGTGCAATGTCTTGAATCGCATCGACTTCGGCTTTGAACTTCGGGTCATTGTTGTAATACTTATAAAACGTTGACCGATTGCATTTCACTTTTTTACATGCAGTTGTCACAACGCCAAGTGATTGTTCCAACGCTTTTATCAAATTGTTTTTTAGTATGTTGGTTTTTGTAGCCATGTTGCAAAGATAAAATAAAAAAACCGCCTTAATTAGGGATTATATTTTAAAACCTTGATTGATTCTTGTTTCGGATAGTATGCCATGATTTCAATGTCGTTTGAACTTCCTTGTCTTGGTTTCCTTCCGCCTTTTTTTATTTCACCAATCAAGTCATTCAGTTTCGCATAAACAATGCCGTCAAAGCACGCCCAAATGACAATTGGATTTTCGGCGACTTCTTTCAATTTATATATTTTTCGGATTGCTAAAGGTAAAGGAAAACAATCCTTAATCAATCGCAACCGCCCTTTGACTTCAACATGCGTTTTGTATTCACTATTGAACACAACAAAGTCAACGTCCCAATCACTTTGTTTTTCAAAGTTTAGATTGTAAGCGGCGCAAAAAGTTTTGATTGCTTTTGTTTCGCGTTCCAAGTCTTTTTGACTTTCAAACCTCATTTTGTTTTATCTGTTTTTCCCTTGTCCCCGTCTTGGTTGTTTGTACCCGGTTTGCCCTTTTGATGCATTCTTTGAATGAACGCCTTTGCGACGTTTACGGGGTTTTTGTGCTATTTGTGTAAAGTTCCATTTCATTTCCAAACAATTGAAATTCCAAAAATTAAAATAAAAAATTGCAATGAATGATGCGTTTGTTCAACTTCTTCTTGAAACAATTCAGGATAGTTGTCTGAATTTATATAGTGAACACCAAACACAATTCCCTCAATTGGAAAAAAGCTAAACGAAAATATCATGACTTGTATTTTTCACAAAGATACAAATACAATTCCCAAATCTTTTTGGACGCGTCTTTGTTGTTTCGATATATGTTTGGCGAACGTGTGATTTTGCCATTGTCCCAAATGTCAATGAACAATCCTTTTTTGGTTGCGACAATGTATATTTTGATGCCGTTTTTATTGCACCATGATTTCGCCCGGAATGCTTTTGTGTAGTCCATTAAAACAATCTTTGTTGTGCTTTGTGTTGTTCAAGTCGTTTCATTGCGGCGTCAAAATACTCTTTGTCAATTTCGCACGCCGTCAAATCAAATCCAAGGTTGTGACATGCAATTGCAATTGAACCGGAACCCAAATGGGTGTCAAGGATTTTGTCGCCTTCTTTTGCATAATTCATCAAAAGCCATTCATAAAGTGAAACGGGTTTTTGTGTTGGGTGATATTTTTCTTTTGCCGATGTATTACCTTCTAAATTTCCATAATAGCGATAATTAAATTGTTTAGCCACTTTATTAAAACTTGTGTAAGCTAATTCGCCATCAGAAAAGTTTGGTACAGGGTTATCTTTAAACCAAAAAATAAACCCTTTACATCCTTTTTTCCAAAGAAATGGGAAGTAATTACCACCCCAAACTATTTGGTTTTTACTTACTCTTTTTAACTCTATAAAATAATCATCTGTCGGTATTGAATCATCCCAATTACCTTGTTTGTATTTATTGGCTTTATATCTATTGCCATTTGAATCCTTATTTGTTCTGTTAAACTCGCCAAAACCTATACCATAAGGCGGGTCAACGATAGCAAGTTCAAAATGGTTGTCGTCAAATCGCGACATTAATTCCATGCAATCCTCGTTTGTTATATTTGTCATAATTAAATTTTTTTAAAATGGAATGTTCGTGTTGTCCTTTATCACTTCAAACGCTTTGTCATTTTTGTCAATAGGTTTGTAAACCCCACCGGAACCAAAGTCAGGTGCAACGTCAAAATCACCAATTTGACCGTTTTCCTTGCGCTTTACTTTTTCAATATATATTTTCACAAGGTCGGATTTGTACCTTGTCTTTTGTCCGATGCAACGGTAAACAATTAAACCATTGTACGCTTTATTGAAAAAGTCAGCGGAACCCGAAACGTCATACAACGTCGGCTTTTTGTACACCCCATTTTCCGATTCTATTTTTCGCGGGTGCGCAACCAAAAATAAATGGGTGTTTGTTTGTTGAACGAATTGTGTGATTTCGGAAAGTATTTTTCCAATATAGCTGAAATCCCTTTGCGCCGAATGGTCAAGCATATTGAACGGGTCAATACAAAAAACGTTGATTCCTTTTTGGAAGACAAGTTCCCGGAACTTATTCAATATGTTTTTTAGTGTCAAATTTTCAAGGTCAATCCGAATCCAATGAAAATGTTCTTCAATGAAATCCTTTGTGTTTTCAAGGTCGTCGTTGTTGCAAAGTTTGTTGTTCAGTTTGTTTGCAATCCTTTTGATATGACCCTCGTATGGAAATGATTCCGGCGCAAACATAGCGCAACGGAATCCATATTTTGTCGCAACGTTGCAAAAGATTTGGTCAACAATGTCGGACTTTCCCGAATTGGGAACGCCGGTGACAACCGTCCATTCGCCCCATGACATTTTGAAAAACGAATCCGATTCCGCAAGTCCAATTGAATAATTCTGAACGCCTTTTTCATTATACGCCAAAACGTTTTCCCAAATATCATTGACATTCAAAACGCCTTCCAATGGAAAGTTTTTCGCGCTTTTGATGACGTTTCGTAACGTTTCCGCGCCTTTTGTAGTCAATACCTCGTTGGCATCTTTAAAGTCGCCAAAATCGACATATTTGCAGCGGTGTTGTCCAAACCGCCTTGCAAGTTCATTTCGTAATTGCAACCCGGCGTCGTCGTTATCGGTGCAAAGAACGATTTCGGTTTTGTTTTTAAAGTATTCAAAACAGTTGTCCAAATAATCAAGGCGCGCATTTCCTTTTGACGCCCCGTTTGGAACTGAACAAACAGAATACAATCCGGCTTCATGCAATGAAAGCGCGTCCATTTCACCCTCGACAATGTAACATGTTTTTGATTCTTTTATATTATCAATGCCGTAAAAAATAAGTTCAGCACCGGACGTCATTTTGAAGTTTTTTTCGCCGTCACGAAATTTGACGTTCACAATCTTATTGTCCCGGAAGTAGTTGAAATTTATACAACGACGCTTTGAACCCACTTGCGGCATGTATTCAAGTGATTCACCAATGCGCCAATGAACAAGTGTTGGTTCGGTTATGCCGCGCCCGTCAAACCATTTTAATACGCGTTCGGTAACGTCGGCGTTTACTTTTTCCGGAATTATGTATTCCGATTTTTTTTGAAACATTACACCGCCCGCCCAACCGCAATTGTGGCAATTGTAAAGTCCGGTTGAAATGTTAACCGACAAGGATTCGTCGTGTTTATTTTTTCTGTTGTGTGAACACTTCGGACATTTTGTTTTTAATTCCCCGTTTGTTCTATTCTTCAAATTTATTCCAAGGTTTGCAAGTTTTTCAATCATTGTTTATTTTTAGTTAGTCCATTGAATAAAAATAATCACGCGCATAATCATTCAACGGGTGTTCTTTGTTCAGTAGTATTTCACGAAATTCGTCGGCCTTCAAAGTTTTAAAATGTTTGCAGGCCTGAATAAAATCCCAATCTTTCATTGCGCAAAAAATATAAAAATTAAACAAACCAAAATTCCAAAAAAGCCAATTGCGGCAAAGTCATATTTCGTTCTCATGGTGTACAAAATTTTGTACAATCGTGAAACGCCGTTGCAAGGTTAGCAAAAAACATAAGCCATGTAAAAACGCAAAACAATACAAAGAAACTGAATTGCAATACTTCATTTTTAAAAATGTTCATATATCATTGATTTTAATTAAACAACCAAAGGCGTTTGATTCGCGTCCGCCTTTGACTTTTTCATTGTGTTTCAACCATTCGCGACAAATGGTTTTAAGTCGATTTGTGCTGACAAACTTAATAATTTCTATTTCGTCAAGTCCAAATTCATTTTTGTTTGTCCCTTGTTTCATGATTAGGAAAACCCAAAAATCCGCCTTGGTTGTTGCAAGTCCGGTTCGTTTTCCCCAACATTCAAATTCAACATAAAGGTTCCCGGTTCGCGACGCAATGAAGTCGGTTTTGACTTCAATTTTTTTTCCCGTAAGTAGGTCGGCAAATATGTTTTCGCCCCTTTGTCCGACTTCCAAATCATAAGCAAAATTGTCGTTTGTTTTCATTTGTAAAGGTATTTGAATAGTTCATTGTATTCAGTTTCGGAAAGTAGTTGTTTCAAGTTGTAATCAAACAAATTTCCATTTGATGTTTTCGCCCCTATTTTTTTTCCTTTGTCTTCATACGTTACAAAGTCAATAAGTCCCGAAACACGTTTAAACGCATTTGGGCGCGTTCTAAGGGCGTTTTGTGACATAAAGCGGTCAACATACTTCACGCCGTTTTTGTCGTTATTACGCAGCTTTAAAATGCTTAAAAACACGTTTTGCCAAAAATCATCTTGACGCAGTTGCTTGCAAACGGCATAAACGTCCCGAAGGTTGTATTTGTCAATGCGTTCGATTTTGTCAAGGCAATCCAACCATTTTTGTTTTTGCGCCTTGGTTTTGGGTTGATTTCGTTTTGGAAACAATGCAACAAAATGCGGAAACGCTTTTTCAATATGCGGCGGAAAATCTTTCGTTTTTGGATTTTGAGGAATATTATTTTCTATTATGATATTATTTTCTTTATTGTTATTATATATTATATTATCATTATAGATATCTATATTGTCATTATATTTTCTTTGTGTCGGATTTTCCGTTGCGGGTAATCCAACGCGGGGTGTCGGATTTTCCGACGCGGTGGGGTCAATCAAATGGTAATTGTAACCACGAAAAACACCTTCATTTTTTACAGTTTCAAGGCGCACCAAACCAAAGGTTTCAAGTTCCTTCAGCCGGGCGCGAATAGCGTCTTTGCCTTCCTTGAAATTATTTGCACAAAACGAAATTGTCACCGGCTTGTCGTTGTCATGCGATAGCAAATAAGAATACAAACCAACCGCGCCAAGGGAAATCCCTTGAATTCTAAAAACTGAAGTCGGGACGG